TGCGCCTGTCAGATAATTGAGCAGGTTCAAACGATTCTGGAATCCCTGCTGACTCACATTCTGAAGGTTCTGCTGTTGGGCAAGTCCAAGCTGAGTGGTAGCCTGGGCATTGGCTAGATCCTGCATGGTCGAGCTACCCATACCGCGAGCAGCCAAAGCGTTACGATTGGCCTGGCTTTGCGCTGCCGATTGGTTTGCGAGTAGGGTATTCAAATAGTTAGCTTGTCCGGTGCTACCACCAGCCTGGTCAAACATATCCAGTATTGGAGATGTAAAGCTACCAACCTGATCCTTATATCCCTGTAGGCTGTTGAGCTGTTGCTGAAGCTGAGCGATCTGACCTTGTGCAACACTCTGATTAGACTCAATAGTCTTCTTGTCGTGTTCCCATTTGGAAAGATTTTGAGATCCATACTGCTTTACTGTGTCACGAAGCCACTTGTTAAAGCTGATGTCTGGATTGTCTGACCCATAGTCACCACCTGTATTGGTGATAAACGTGTTCCAAAGATTATTGGGAACGGCTGCACCACGCTTGTTCACATAATCAGAAGGATTAATTAGATCCCCAGTGTTTGGATCGTAAAGATCCCCAAGGGCTTGAGCCTTGGTTTGAACATTGGATGACCCTTGCTGTAGAGCCTTGATTTGAGCATCAATAGCAGCGATTTGTTGATCGAGCCCAGCGGTAGCGGTATTGCCACCCAAGAGCTTATCCATAAGCAACTGGTTACGGTATGCCTCGGGATTGAAGGTTCCAACAGTGGAAGAGTAGACAACCCTTCCGGTCACGGGATCAACAATCAGACCGCCATAGGGAGTGGTGACACCAGACTGGGTATAGGCACCCGGCATTGCCTGCTGTTGCGCTACCTTTTGGTCGCCTGATCCACCAAATCCACCAAGCAGACCACCAGCTACAGCACCAATAGCTGTTCCCCAACCCGGCATGATCGCTGTGCCAGCGGCAGCACCTTGTGCGGCTCCACTTGCAGCACCAGAACCATTGAAGTCAGACATAATCACTCTCCAACTGTCATATTATGTTCTGCGGTATCTTCCCGCAATTCCTTATATGGATCAGTATGCAAAAGACCCATAATAACCATATTCTTTGCTACTCCATTAAAGCTATCAGCGTTACGTAATCCGGTAGGTAGTGTTTCCATCTTGAAACCGAAGTGCCGAAGAATACGGATAGTTTGTGTTCGCTCTGAAGGTATACGAGCCTCCACCCTGGTAGCTTTGTATTCATCAAACCACCTAGAGCGGAGCTGTCTAGACGCTTCGATAAGTTCATTGCGTCTCTGGTTGATATGGCTACGCTCGGTGATGATCTGTATACCAACAAGATCCTTAGACGGGCGAGACTCCAACAGGATTGCTAAAGGGCTATTCCCACCATCATGCAGGAACCCAATGGTAAGGCTATTGGCTACCGCCATGAGCACCATTGGATCCGTAATACTGTCAGGGAGAAGCCTGTGTTTGTCTAACGTGCTGTGAAGAATACCAGGATCAACAGGCCCTTCGACCCAATCAATGTAAATCATTTCACTCCTTACCGAGTGCCACGCACTCTACAATCAGCCCGCCAACCAAGAATGCGTGCGGGAATGGTGTTGCTGTTGTCAACGAACGTCAGATTAAACGTGCGCCTGTCTCCGAGGGTAAACACACGATGCAGGTTAGCTTGATCGCTTGTTTCTGCCTCAATGCCACCATCGGTTGTAGCCGTGGTTCCATCATATGTTAGGGTATGAGTCTCACTATAAGACTTGAGCCCCCAGTCGTATTTTACTGTCATAGATACATTATACGACCTTTCGGCATCCATGATAATGTCAATAAACGGCATGCGCTTCTTTGTAAACGTGCGCATATCGTAATAAATGGTTGAATAGTAGTCAGATATTGGAATGCCAGCATCATCATATCCCTTATGGAAGTAAACGATGGTTCCATCCGTATTCTTGCCAGAAAGCCAATCAACACCACTTACTTCTTGAGTGACAGGGTCAAGGAAAACGGACTTAACAGACCAATTACTAAACCGAGTCCAGCCCTGTGTATTGTAGTTAAATGCAAGGACCGTATCAGCGATAGTGGAGTTGGTTGATGGATATGCCCATAAAACACGCTGATTGTTAATATCGTGCCAGGATTTGATTGTTCCCCAATACTCTTTATTGGACTGCTGGAACACATAATCGCTTACCTTTACAGATAGGCTTACAGCTTCAATATCAGCACCGGTAATAACGCGTTTTAATGTAGTAGGACCATGTTGCCCCCACACAAATACTTCATCACCTACGTTGGTTGTTGCGTAATGAGCTGGGCACCCTGTAGCCTGGATCTTGGCAAGAGAGAAGTCAGAGGATGTAGAACCCGTGTAGACGTAACTATTGGTTCTGCTGAATACAACCGTGTAGTCAAGCAGTGTAGCTACGCCTGTTACGTTGTTATCCATCCCACCCTGGACGTTGAAGCTGAATGCGTCTCCAGGTGTATACCAGTCTAGTGGATTGTTCAGGGCACAGCACCAAACAGATGATCCACGCCAAGCCATAAGACGCTGCGCCTTGCCTCTTGACAGCACAAAGAACCCTTGAGGGTATCCATTCGTTTCCCAGTCGGCGGGCGTGTTATAGGACGTATTAGCAGTAGGTGGATAACTAAAAAGATCGAATGCGTAGCTTCCATCATCAACAAACATGGTACTAGTCCCAGCCAGTGATGCGGATGTGATCTTGTGGAAAGCAGCGTCAGCGCTATTGTACTTATAGACGTTGATTCCATAAGCTCCCGTTGGAGGGACAAATGTTAGGTAGATTGGAGATGATGCGGATAAGATGGCAGGCCCACTAACCGTAGTGATCTGGCTGGGTAGTGTCTCTCCCCGGACGGTTGTAGCAGTAACCATGTATTGGTGTTGGGTGGTGCCAGACCCACTAGGGCTAATACCAGACAAGTTAGACGGTGGAGACAGCAAAGATGCTGTCTTCATGTCTGTTGCGGTCCAGGCAGAAAAGGACCCGCCATCGACAATAACTACAGGAGCACTAATCCCATTAGCCAGATAGTAGCGTCCATTTAGCGACGCTCCGACAGTCTCTCCTATTGCTGCGCCAACCCCCCAATAGAACGATGGAAGGTCGAGCTGCATCCAATCCCCTGTAAGGAGATCCATACCAATGTAGACTGTGCCTGGATTTGTATACTTCTTGCAGTAGAGGCTCACAGTGCCATTGGAATCAAGCAGCAGCTTGACCTGTGATCCATCGGATAAGAAGTATGTATCAGTAAAACAAGTCTTAGCCCAAAAGCTAGAAACCCTATGGATGTTGGTATAAACCTCTTGACCGAGCCTTCGTGTGGTAGCCCCTGAGAAGTCAATGTCCCAGTTCTGGATGTCTAATGCTTCTCCGACTGTTCCAGCGATAACACTAGATTTGGAGTTGATGCCAAGGAAGTTCTTAGCGTCTAGCTGTTGCTCTGTCCTGCCTACATAGTTGACCATTCAACCCCCTAGGTCCAGCTCTTGATGGCAGGGAACCTACGCTGTGGATGCATCCGGTGGAGCTTGCGGATACCGTCGATCTTATTCATTTGGATCTGAAGGCAAGTCTCATAACGCTGGTGTTCATACTCTGCATCAGGGTATTCAAGAAACGCTTTAACCTTCCACTTCCCAAACGACACCAAAGTCTCGTAGAAGTCTCCAGGGATGTTGAACACATCATCGTCTGCACTAATGCGAGGACCAGGATTACGGAAGTATGTATAAGGAAGAATGGGGCTATATGTTACATAATCCGATTCTGGAACAGGCCAGATAGAGATCTTATTGGAAGATACTGTATACATACTTGGAGAACCACTAGAGTTCATAAACCCAGCAATCGCCACATAGTAGTCTTCAGGCGTATAGGGCTTGAGGGGGATGCCAGCGGCCAGGGGATCGTCCGACATTCGTTGGAAGTCAGCAGGCAGCGGATACTCGGTCTGTCCAGCCACTAGCTGAATACCGGTTCTGCACTTCTGCCACTCCCATCGAGCCCGGTTGCAGATCTCTTGCATACAGTCATTGAGGGCATCTACCGCTACATTCTTGGCTGGAAGCGTAGCGCCTACAAGAGTAGATAGCTGTTGGACTCCAGACTCACGCAGGACCCTGTTAACCATAGACAACAGCGAGGGGCATTGACTTCCCGTATATCCAATTCCAGTCATTAGACACCCCTTACACTAATATCATAAATGGATAAATCGATTCCGCTAGATGCTATAGGGCTATTCGCAGGCCATCCAGAGGGCGTGACAGTATAAGTGCTAACCTTAACCTTTATGAGATTGATATTAGCTGGTGCCGCTACAGGCAAACTGCTGTCCGTGTTCTTTGTGATGGTATAACCGTTGGTTAAAGGAGACGCAAGCGAAGTCATCACCTGGGATGGGGGAGCATTACCAACAATGATCTTGTTCAAGGTGGTATATGATGCTCCACCGTCCTTGGATACATCAATCACAACTGCACAGCTTCCAAGGCCGCCATAAGCACCTGCGGGCCATACAAATGAATCAGCATAGGACCAATAAGCGGCTGCTCTGGCAGACCATACAATCTGGATCTTGATATTCCCGCTGATAACAGACGATGGGAACCCATCGAAGATCAATGTGTCACTGGTAGGGGTTCCTGGGGTAGAGCTTCCAATATTCGTCTTTGTAGCCGCCGTATTCCATGGAACATCATCTGCGTCCCATGCATACGACGCATTAGTCATGGTGCCGGTAGACAGAGCGGAAGGCTTGTAGATGATACTTGTCTCAGGAGCAGGAATGAATCCCCACATGGTTCACTCCTATGCGAAATTCTTGCTTAGGACGCATCGCCAAATGTCATTCACAGCGTCGTAAGTCGCATACAACGTGTCCTTTGCATTTGCCGCTGTAGACAGAACCCCAGCCGTAGCATTGGCGAACTTGTATTTGCTCCCCCAGCTAATGACACGCGACCCAACAGCATCCTGCGTGAATTGAATCTGGATGGTTGCACCACTCGCAGGCGAAGCGCTAGATGGGTTGTTGAGCGTAAAGTTGCTGGTAGGCGTGAGCGTGAAGACATTGCTCAATGAATAGTCAACACTGACATTCGCTCCAGGGGTAAGCGCAACAGCCTGTGAGTTCTGCCCCTTTGTCCATGCGTTATATGCACCAATAGCAGCAGCATCAACAATCCCATACCCAGACACAGTTGATGGTTTGCTTGTAATATCACTAAACTTTGGCGCATTTATCATCTGTGCTACATTAATTATACGTCCCCAGTTATCGTAGGTTACGATTGGAAGCAGCTGTGGGTTGTTCCCTGTTGTTGCGCCAGAAATTACTGTTGGAAGGTCCGACGATTGAATGGACCTGAAAACAGGCTGTCCAGAACTGCCGCTAGGAGCTGCGAAGAATGTATTTGCAGTCTGAGAGGTAAGCGACAAGGCAATGGTCCCAGAACCGGTAACAGGGCTTCCAGCTATTGCAAAAATTGAAGGTGCAGTTAAGGACACACTAGTAACAGTTCCTAATGCCGGGCTGGGATATGAAATGGTGTTATCAAACAGGCAGATGTTAGGCAGAAGCAGCGTAGGCATGTTACCGCCCGAAATCTGGATATCATACCTGCCATCAGGGGCCGCGAACCCGAAATTACCAAATGTATCGGTAGTAATGGGATTTAGAATCTGAGTACTAGGAGTTCCACTACCACCGGTAGAAAACAAAGATGGCAGTGGATTTGTAACTCCAGAAGTGAATACCGTGACAGTCGCACCCTCTACAGGCCGTCCCGTTGTCCCGTCTGTTACTGTCCCATAGTATCGCTGCATTATCTTCACCTTAACAAAAGCCCCTGAATGGGTTTAATCCACTCAGGGGCAATATGTTTACTGTTGTCCCTTGCGTTAAACAGTATCAGGCTTCTTGCGCTGATCGGCAAGGAAAGCCTCGTATTCGTCCCAGGTCTTTTCACCATGGAAGATGTAGGGGAAACGAGTGTGGAGGACTTCATACTCTCCAACGGGCTTGCCACTCTCCCACTTGGTCATGGGGATCTTCACCTTGCTATCTTCCAGAAGACTAATCACATCGTAAGGAACGACGAGTTTGCAGCCACGACGAACGGACAGCATGGGGCTATCGCCCAGCTTGAAAACGCAAGTCTCTCCCTCTTCAGGGGTGGAAACAAGCGTAATCTCAGCTGCCTTTTCAGTCACCCAACCTCGAAGATTGCGCTTGGATTTCTTGGCTGACTGCTCCACTTCAAGGATGACCTCCTTGGGCTTGAGAGCCTTACGGGGACGGCCACCCTTGTTCTTGTGGATGGGCTTCTTCTCAATCTTCTCAGGCTGGTTACTGAGATTGCTTTCGGCCTCGGCCATTGTATTCTCCATTTACTTATAGCAAACGATACGGAAGGTGGCGCTGTTCGTGTGGCAACCCGTGCCAAGTGTCACAGCCGCCTGGGCGGGGGTAGCACTATCGCCACCAACCACCGTAATGCCATTGGTGCCAACCAGGGAGGTTGTGCCAGCAGCAATCTGCTGAATCATAGTGCCAGCCGCCATTCCATCGACAAATTCATAGATAGCAGGAGTCGTAACCTGGAGCACTCGCACGTAACGGGGCTTAAAGCCAGGATAGAAGGTGCCAGCAGCCGAAGTTGCGTCAGTGGTAGCGGTGCAGGTATAAAACCCGGTAACGGGATCAGCCTGAGCATTCGAGAAGGTGAAAGCCATTTCAATTCTCCAAGAGAAAGGCGGGGCAACCCTATTGTCACCCCGCCAGTTTCATTTCATTAAGCGGAAGCAGCGCATTCCTGACGGATAAGCCAGGCATCATTCAGGATGATGCTGCCAGCCATCGCCTTCCAGCTAATCGAGCCAAACAGACCCAAGGGGTTGCTGTGATCGACCTGACTGGGGGGGATGTAGAAGGTCTGAGCGGAGTCAGCCAGATCCACAACCGCATAAGCATCAGCGCCGAAGATCATGTTGATGAACACGTCATTGTTAGTGCCAGTGGTGGAGTAGGTGCCACTCACGGCAGCGCCAGCGTCAGGATAGATCTGAGCAAGGGTGCTAACCACAAAGCGGATTTCCTTGTAGGAACCCACTTCACCATCAAGCGTCCCCTCAAGGGTGCCATACTGAGCAAGGGGAATGTATCCGGGAACCTTCTCCAGATCATACTTGACCTGGGGCTGAATCACGCAGACGTAACCAGCGCGAACGCCAGACGTATTGAAATTGCCGGAAGCACGAAGACCAGAGGTGATCGGGCGAGCAACGTTCTGCTGAAGGGTGCGGATAGCCTTGTCCAGAGCAGCGGCATTGATGCGACCAGCGACGTTCACGCGAGCAGCACCAGAAATACCACCAACATCATCCGTCAAACGCTGAACATTGGTGCCACCCACGATACCAGCCCAGTAAGCGCGTTCGATGGTCTGAACCATGTTCTCAGCGTTACGGCTGATCTCTTCCTGGTTGACATCCACTTCATTGATCCAGGTAGCCTGATCTGTGATCTGAGAGAGGTTGCCATACTGGGAAAGCGTCAAGCTCAGATCGGTGACAGCGCTATTCACGGCGTTGGGCGTAATGCCTTCGACCAGGGACTTGATGGCGGCAGAATCAGCACCATTGAGGGGAGCAAGGCGTTCCACGCGACGGAACTTAACCGTCTTGCTGGACTTAGAAGGGATCGTAACCTTCTTGCCGAACTTGCTGATAGTGAGAAGAGGCTTTGCAACCTCAAGGGCTGCACGTTCAACGTATACGCCAAGTGCAGGGTAATTGGAAGTAGTAGCCGGACCGGCCATGTGTGTCTCCTTTAGACGTTAAAACCGCGAGCGCGGAGATGTTCCCTGAAAGCATCATCACTACCAGAGGTAGCGAGTTCTAAACCAGACTGCTTACCTTCAGGCCGAACAATGGAAGACCCCGTCTCTGTTACCGCTCGACCACGAACCGCCGAAGCAGCTTCAGTCTTTACGGTAGCCTTCTTCTCCTTGCCCACGAGCTTCCCAATGTGAACGATTTCACGAGGATTGGACAGGATCGCCTGCTGTTCCTGGGGGGTGAAGTTGGCGGAGATGTAAGCCGCGATGTCAGACCTGATTTCGTTGATGTTGGGCAGATTGCGTTCAATGTAACGCTCTGCATCCCACTGAGCCTGCTGAGCACGAGCCGCCTGGAGTTCACGTTCAAGACTCGCATTGCGTTCTTCAAACGGTTTCAGGTAGGGGCTAAGCGCCTTCTTGATCTCAGGGTCAACATCGACTTCTGGCTGCTTAGGTTGGTTCTGTGCCTGCATCATAGACATAAGCTGCTGCTGATATGCCTGTGACTGGTCGAACATCGCCTTCTGCTGCCTCAACTGCTCCCGCAATTCCTGGACCTCTTTAAGAGGAACCATTCGATCCTGGGCCTCGACCACCGGAGTTTCATGGTTTTCTTCAGGGATATTGGTGTTTTCTACTTCATTCTCTGCCATTTGGCTCTCCTTATCGGTGTTTTACGACCCCTCGGTCGGATTATGTCACTTAGGGTAATAACTTTTTAGTGTTGCTGCAATATCTTCAATAAGTTTTAGCTCTCCTTGCTTACATAAGGCGATTTGCTGCCAATTGGGCGTCTGAGGGTCTGGTAGTTCCAGGCTCTCCTCCTTCCGCCACGCCAGCCAGCGAAGCAGAACCTCTAGGTCCTGGTTCTGGACCAGGTTTGCCCATGCCGCCTTGTCCTCCGGGCTGTTGGGCGCTAGTGATCTGCTGCTCTGAAGCGAGTTGAGCAAGTTTCTGCTGTTGTTCTGCAAGTTTTTCCTCCGGGGTCTTTAAGAACACCCAAGCGCGGTTGTATCCAATCATCTTGTAGGCTTCATTCAGGAAGCGCTGTCCGTTAATATCCTCCGCCAAGGGGCTCTGGAGGAATGCGGTGGTCATCTGGATGACTTGACCAACCTTCTGTTGGTTCTGGACGATGGCGCTAGACCCAACCGGGAAGATGTCATATTCTCCAGCAATATCCTCAGGTGTGACCTTGAACGGAGCAGGCCCCATCTGGTAAGGAACACCAGTCTTGGGGTCAGCAGCTTGACCTTCACCGTCAGAGATGATGCGTATCCAAGTCTCTCGGTCCATCAACTGCTGGTTGAGGCTCATCTCCATTTCTAGCATGGGAATGACAGCGGTATGCTCCACGTGCTTAATAGTCTCTGCCATTGAGCTATTTGCCATAGAAGCGGTAATACTAGCTTCCGTAGCACTTACAGGCTGTCCGGGCTGAGAGAAGTTGTCAGAAGCGCCGGTATTACTGTTGAACTGCTGGAGGATGAACCCCAATTCCTGCATGGAGCTGACAGTTGTGTTAGGGGTCACAAGGGGCTGAATGTTGTTGGGGTCGGCACACTCAATGAGTGCCCCAGCAGCAGACACAAAGTTCTCAGGGTCAAACACGCCATCACGCTTGAACTTAAAGATGGGGTTCACACTGAGGGTATTCGCGTCAATAACCTGATTGACCCGGACTTGGATGATGTCATTGAGCCCCATATTCGGTTCAAGGATTCCGCGTCCATAAGTCTCATTGGGCTCAGGATGCAGAACAAACATATTCCAAGTAGGCTTGCCATGAAGGAACGGGTTCGGCTCAAACCGAAGCACTTCCAGACGGTTGCCAATCACAAGGATATGGTTCTGGTAGAGCTTCCCATCAACTTCAATGTCACCTTCTAGCTGAAGAAGCTCAACCTTGTCCTCAGGGAATCGGTTGATGCCAATCTCACGCTCTAGGGCGCGTTTAAGGCTGTCTGAAGACTCCTTGGTGGTGTTTTGGTCACTCAGGTTCTTCACAGCCTTACGGTCATAGACGCTATACCCATCCTCATTCTCTTCACTCATAGCCATGAGGTAGGCATGAGACTTGAACGAGCGCATACAACGGAGAGCTGTTTTATGGCTATTTGGGGTCAAATCCTGGACATAGTCAAAGATGTTCCCAACCGTGAGTGCAGGACCGTCATACTTACGGACCTTCTTCATGGGGATTTCACCATTCCCCTGGTCTTCCTGCCCCATGGCCTGCATCATGAGACGCATCTCAAAGGCTCCACGGTCAGGAACCTGCTGCTCTACCGTCTCCCAGTGAATACAGTATGGGACATTGCCAAAGATGCAGGCATGCTTGATGAGTTTCGCAAATTCAACCCGAAAGCTAGCCTTATAGTGCTGCCAATTAAGCAAAGACTTCATCATCTTTGCCCCAGTATCGTCATTAGGCGTCCGACCAACGCAATCAAACCAGTCCTCTGTAGGCATAACAGACTGGACAATACGGCTGCTTACCGTCTCTACCGCCTTCCACGGCACGGGCAGGTATCGTTTGGAACGGAAGTCATCAATCTCATCCCATGTCTCGCCAAACTTCGAGTCATAGGCAAGCCAAAGCTGATACCAAATGCGTTCTTTCTTCAGGCGTTCATTCTTAGACCGCGTCCAGAAGTCAACACCCTCTTGAAGAAGCAGCGATAGGTTGACACCTTTTTTGATCACAGTCCCAACCTCATGCGCATAGCATTAGCAATCTCAGTGTTTACATTGCCAAACTGGTTATTCTGAGCCCCATATCCACCAGTATACCCATTATATTGACCAAAGTTGGCAGGCATACCATTAGTAGCCCGAATGGCATTAATGGGCTGTTCCTTTGGAATGGTATAGGCTGGAGTAATGGGTTGTTCGTGAGGAATGGACAGTGATACAGGGTTAGGGGTAGTAGGATTGGTCTGCCTCATCGAGCTAGCCGCAAGCTGGGCATACTGAGCGGGCATACTCACTTGGTTGATCGCAGGATTGTAGACGGTAGCCCAAGGAATCCATGGACCAAGCCCGTAATTGCCATACAGGTAGTTCATTTCTTCACCTTTGTCTTTTTGCCCGTGAGAAGGAAATTCATCATCTTCTTGGGGTCAGCCTTAGGTTTAGGAGTCTTCTTTGGTTTACTCACGCTCATACCCTCGGATGCCAATATAGCGACATATATTAATGAGCGCCATACACTCCATATTTAGCTAAAAGCCTACGGTTATAGTTACCAATACCTCTCGCCTCGTTAATTTCCTCTTTTGTCCTAATATTTCTGCGGATTCCATACAATACAGCATCAAGGTCGTGGTCGGCGCCATCACTATCATACTGTTCCACATTACTCTTATCTATCTGCACCAGCGGGATATGGCGCATCAAGTGGTGACAATTTGTCATCACTTTGAACCTACTGGTTCCATTGATTACCTTGAGGTAGTCCCGGAACATGGCGATCGAGCCCGACTTGAACTTCTTCTGGCTTCTCTGAAAGGTGACACCATTGAGACGGAACTGCTCAGCTACAGACGTTCCCATCTCATAGTTATCAAAGCATGAAGCATCCAGATACCGTTCGCCAATCCATTCATCAGCCTCTTGCTCCACCTGGAGGATCTTCTCTGCCACGGTAGCAGGGCTTTCTCTCAGTCCCTCATTGTCCTTCCCTTCTTTGCATCCATATAGCTCACGGTATACGTAAACCTCACCGTTTGGGGCCTCAGTGAACCAAACAAAGGCATAGGGTTTAGTTGTGCCCCAGTCTCCCGCCATCCATCTCTTCCAGTCCGGTGGAGGGGTGAAAGCCCGTATCGTGTGAACATTAGGATCCCATTCATCAAAGAAAGCACCTTCAACAATGTCCCATCGTCCATCAAGCATCATCCGTCTCTGGGCTTCTGGAAGGGACAGCAGATTGCCTCGATACATACCATCTGAGTCCAAGAATGCGTTGTCCTGGAGCTTAGAAGGGATGAAGATACGCGTCTTGCGTCTAATATGCTTTGGTAGGTCTGCCTTCTCTGCCTTGTTCCACTCAGGAGGAACCTCATGCGCCTCCATCCTTATGTTCTTCTCTAGGTCATAATACTCATGGATCGGAGTCATCCCGTTAGGGTAGATGTCAATCTTGAACCGTTTCATCACCCAAGTATGTCCAGGACCACCAGGGTTGGTCGTAGAGATGGTCTTACAGGGAACCCCATTAGCAGAACGCATACGGCTATCCAGGAACACGTATTCCTCATCCGTAGGTCGCATGGTCAATTCGTCGTGCCCTCTCCATGTGAACTGGTTTCCTCTATGCTTCAAAGCATCTGAGAAGCAATCAAGGTAGGTCAGACGCAGGATAGCACCATTATGGAACGTCCAAGTCCCATCCTTCTCTTTCCACTTAGCTTTCAACGGCTCGAACAACACTTCCATACGCCTTAGGATTTCCTGAAGCTCAGGGTAGCTATTCCTAAACAGAACACCATTCGCATACTTCCCATAGGTCTGCATGTGTGCCAGCCAATCCCCAATCAGGCAATCAGACTTACCACCACCCGCTGCACCACCAAACAAGATCTCATCATAAGGGCACGTTAACACCAACCTCTGTTTAGGCTGAGGACTCCATAAGACGACCACTACTTCTCCCCCTCATTAATAATGAGCTTCTGCCACTCACTCTCTGTAGTAGAAGCAGGAACCAACACCACCATCTGCCTAATGTCCTCTTCTACATGAATCTCCTTCGGCCTCTCACTTGAAGCAATCTTATACGCATCCCCTGGGTTCTCCATTGCCCACTCCAAGAACCTCTCCCGGAACTTAGGATGCCCCACCAAGGTAGCCAAATACTCAGCACCCGCCTTCTGCTTCTTCCTCAGCGACAGCCCATCCCCTGAATGCTGCGTCAAAAGGTTCCTACCCTCCCTATCCATCCCCTCCAACACATCCCTATCTACCTCCCTAGCATCACCCAGCCAACTAGGACTCTCATCCCCTCTCTTCACCATTTTCCCCGCCACATACCCTCCTTACCACCCCACATCATATTCTCAGAACTACTCCCCCGCCAGTTATTCCAAATAATCCATTATCATACCCTCGCAAGATTATATTGCAGATAACCCAAAGTGTTTCCCCGGGGATTTGGGAGACCCTTCATTTAATGTGAATAATGATTATCTGTCGTAAATCATATGTATACCGGCATAGACGTTTATGCCATTAACGCATTCATAGGCGGATGTAGACCATTGAGTCGATAGAAACTGGATTCAATAGCTCGTTAAGACGTCTGAAAACCAGATCCATTAGCTCGTTAAGGTAGCAACTCCGCTCCACCATCCCCCCATACATTTGCCAAAGTCACTCCGGGGTGGGTTG